ATTTGATTATGCGGAATAACCCAGGTGCAACAAAGAGATAATCACAAAGAGGATTCTTTATTGCATAAGAAGAAAAATTCTTACAAACTTCAACTAGAACTTAAAAACCAGGATGGATATTTTCCCAATTTGATTATGCGGAATAACCCAGGTGCAACAAAGAGATAATCACAAAGAGGATTCTTTATTGCATAAGAAGAAAAATTCTTACAAACTTCAACTAGAACTTAAAAACCAGGATGGATATTTTCCTCACTATGGTTTTTAAGTGAATGCATTAAGCTATATATAGAGAAGGAAATTGATCCGGGTGCTCATGGGGCCCCATCGTCAATCACATGATTCCTTATCTATAGTGCTTTTACAAAAGTAAAATAATAATGCAAACAACTTTAATAATACAAACAACTTTATTAAAAGAAGACAACTTCAGTACTGTCTTATGGTTGGACCACTTGCTCAATTATTGAAGCAATGGCTGCTGAGTAGAGGTCCAAATTCTCGGATGCTTGTCGAACACCTGGCAGTCTATCTCCTGCCCAATTGTCTCGAGTAGCTGAACTGTGGAGATAAGCACGTTTGTGATGTAGAATTCCTTGGAAGTCGTGCAGTGCTTTGAGTGCTTCTCTTGCAGCTTGCTCTTCAATTTTGTAGAGCTGAGACTGAATAGCTGTATCCTTGCTGAGTGAAAGAGTTCCATGGGTAATAACATCCTGCCGTTGTTGCAGTAATCCATCATAGGCAAGACTGAATGGATAACTAGCGCCATTAAGTTGAGTGGCTGGGATCTCACAGGCTCTTCTTGTTTGGTTTCCGTCAGGGATGGATTCCATGAGGAGAAGACTAATCTACTGAGACTATCTGCTAGTAAATTATCTTTTCCGTTGATATGTTCAATGGTAATGTTTACTCCAAGCCCGGTTAAATAGTCGGAAAAAGTTATCCAACGTACTCGAGAAGGCTTATGAGTGCTTGTCTTGTTGTAAAACATTACTATTGCCTGACAGTCAGTGCGTAGGACCAGATGCTGCTTATCAAGATAGAAAATCTTGAAAGATTCTAATGCTTTAATTAAAGCATAGATTTCAGCATCAATTGTGGATTTGACCACTTGAAATTTTCCACTTGCATAAGCACATACCCTTTCAGTAGTGCGGGAATCTTCCTTAGCTGGCTTCCACTTGCAGACGGCTCCCCATCCTTCCATGCATCCGTCACTTTCAATAATAATACAGCTCTTAGTGGGTGGAACAGCTAAGTCTGGCAGTTGTTGGACCTTTGCTTTAATCTCTTTCACAAGATGCCAATCTTGTCTATTCATTTTCCTTTCTCCTGTTGGGGATGTTTTGGCATAGAGAGGACTAAGCATTCGTCCAAGATTTGGGATATAGATCCTTGCATAGTTGAGTAAACCTAGGAAAGACCGAAGCCCTTTAGTAGTTTCTAACTCTAAGTTAGATTTCTCAAGGATCTTTTTCACCACATGCTGTTGGAGCTTCATCCTTCCATGAGAAATGACTGTTCCTAAGAACTCCATTTCTTCTTGTGCTAAGCAGATCTTGTTTGGGCTAAGGACAAGCCCGTTCTTTTGACAAATATGAAGCAACTGATGAAGATGCTTCATGTGCTCCTTCATTGTTTTGCTGAAGACTAAAATATCATCAATATAGACAGCAATAAAATCTTCAGTTCCTTTAAAACATTGATCCATCTTCCGTTGGAAGACTGCAGGAGCATTTTTCAAACCAAATGGCATAACGAGCCACTCAAATAATCCCTGTGGTACCCAGAAAGCAGTCCATGGAATAGATTCTTCAGCCATAGCAACCTGGTGGAAACCAGATTTTAGATCAAACTTGCTGAAAATCTTCATGTTACAGACCTTCTTCAGGATAGTCTGTATTCCTGGTAGAGAATACTGGTCTTTTTCAGTATTGTCATTGAGTCTTTTGTAATTAAAAACCAGCCTTTCTTTTCCATGGATAGTCTGTTTTGTTACTGGATCATAGGACGTTCCAGATTCCACAATAAAGGCTGTGGTCCTATGTTTGGACTTGCTGGGCCTTATGACACCAATATCAAGAAGACTCTTGATATGTTTCTGAAATTTCTGCTCCATGGATGGTGTCAGATGTTTGATGGGCTTATCCTCGATAATCAAATCTGGGTTTTTGATTTCGAGCTTGCAAAAGATCTTATTATTGGCCCAATGCTTCAGTGGGTTTTCACCAATATATCCTTGTTCTTTCAGTTTGTCCAGTAAGTCATTGAGTTCTGGCTGCAACTGCTTCTGGTGGTTTTGAATAGCATGACTTACTATCTGTTCATGGACTTCATGGGCTTCTTCATGGACTTCGTGGACTTCATTATCATTATCATCTTCAGCTTCATTAAAAGCGAGTTGAAGTTGAAGCCACCCCTCCTGCTCCGGGAAAGAAAAATTGGTTGTACCACCAACCAATGCTGCTGCGGTTTTAGAGTTGATAGTGGTGATATTCTTGTAGAAAGTAATTTGATTACCTTCGATTCGCAGTCCGCCATACATATTCCGGATAAAATTGCATCCCAGTATCATTTGAATGCCATCTCCCAGAGTTAAAGGGAATGCATAACAGTAGGGGATCCGGAAATGATGATCACTGATGGTCATACGACCATACTTCAGCTTTTTGTCCACCTGTTGTTGTGAGTTAATTCCACGAAATTGAACTAGAAAAGTATTCTGTTCAATTGCGTCCTTCGGGACTGCATTAATATCCACACAGCAGGTTGTTGCTCCAGTGTCAAGTATGGCTTTCACCTTGATAGGAAACTTCACATCTGGAATGGTGAGGGTAACATCAAGATTATACAGCATATTGCCTTTGCTGGTAACAACCTTTGATGTTGTATGACTGATCAATTCTTCTTCCAGATAAGCTAAGTCGGCTGTAGAAGGCATTTTTGCCTTTAACTTTTGTTTAGCCTGTGCTTCCTTCTGTTTAGCCTGTTCCTCTAATTCGAGTCGATCAATTTCCAGTTCGGCTTCTTCCAAAGTTGAACGATCATTGATAATTTTCTGGAGTCTTCGATTTTCTTCTTCAAGCCAGAGTATATAAGACGCCTGCTGAGCAATAAGAGTATTGCTATGGAAAGGTGGTGGTGGTCTAATTAACTGCTGAACTTGAATGTTGCAGTATATGGGAGAGCATAATGCACAACTGGTAATATGACAAGTTGGACAATGGATCCTGCTTTCCATGCTAGTCTGCTGCTTGCAAAATAAACAGCGGATGAAATCCTTATGTGCGATCTCCTTATTGTGCTCCCATTGATGTTGGCAATGATACTGTTGATGGGTGACACGTATCATCGCTGTCCAATGATTGGCTTTTCCTAGCCAATAGGAATGGTCTTCCTCCTTGAACATGAAGACTCTTTCAATAACTTCATCTGGAAGTCCTTCCTCTTCTTCGTTTTCTGAGAGACTATAAATAGCGTCTGATTCATTATCTCCTTCTTCAACAGAAACTATTTCATAGTCGTCAGGTAAATTGATTCCTTCAAAGAGGGCTACTCGCTTAACATCCCGTTTTGAATTAGGACATTCACGAGCAAAATGACCTTCATCTCCACAGAGATAACACTTACACCTTTTATTTCTGATAAGGTGCTTCTTCTTTTCAATCCTTGCATGCGTGGAATGAGGCTTTCCTTTGTATGTCTTTGATCTTCTCATGCCATATTTAGGTTTATCATAATAACCAGTAATAGGCATATCTTTGCAGAAGCTTAAAGACTTTAGGCTTCGTTTGAAAGCAGCATCTTTACATTCCTGCTCCAGGTATTTGTATGCATAGAGTATTCTAGGAAATACTCCTACTGTATTGCCTGGATATTCTCTGCTGAAGCCTTCTTTCATTCTTGTTCCTAATTCAGGTGGTAATTTCAACCAGAGTTTTTCACTGAGCTCTTCTCCTAGGAACAATCTTCCACTTTTTGCTGCTAATCTCCCATAATCATTCAAGAACTGGACAACATCTTTGATGTTATGACAGGTGAGTCTTTCGAGATCTCTATAAGCATCATCTTGCACCCTTGTAGATCCTGATGCAGAATCTTCAAGTGAAAAGACCCTTTTGATCTGAGAAAGGATGTTCTGAGTGCCTTGTCTTCCTGTTGATTGTGCCAGTAATTGTTGATATTCTGTGACAAAGTTCATTCTCCACTGAATCCATGTTAATTTCTCCGTTTCTCCAAGGAGATTTTCTATGAACTCTGCTTTGTCAGTTGCATCTGTGAACTCCTGAGCTGCAACGTAGTTTTTGGTGATAGATTCCCATCTGGAAAAGACATCATGGAATAAGCCTATTTGTTTTGGTAAAACAAGTAAGGCTCCTGTTGTTCCCTGAGAAGATGGTAACTGCCACATCTCCGTGTAATTGTCCTTTCTGAATCTAGGCACCTGAGGTATACGACCTTCATAGAGGGAAGGTCTAGTAGGCGCTTGCCTGGAGGTTGATGCTGGAGGATAGCCAACTGGAGTCATCAAAGTATCACTTGGTGGTGTGTAATCCACCACTTCTGAGGAGAGGATTGTCTCCTGCCTTCTTTTCTGTGGATACTCCATCTCAATTGTGTCTAATGTAGCTATAACTTCAAATTGCCCTATTAGCATAGCATATTCTTCATCTTCCTCCTCCTCATCATCCTGTTGGTAGGGATCTTGTTGGTAGGAATACTCCTCTTCTTCTTCTGCATCTGATTTATCAAAATCAGAAAGTGGTGTATCCCAGTCTTCATCATCATTACTATCATTACTGTCATCATTATTTTCATTGCATGGAGTATTAAGAATTTCTTCCTGCTCATCACCCCATCCAGTTGCGATAGTATGAGTGGAATCATAGTAGCTTTGAGGGATAGAATAGTATCGAAAGAATCGACCATTGCCATTGCAAGATTCTTCCCATACTTTCGTTCCTCCTGACTCATCTGGATATTCTTCTTCTCCGATAATCCAGGCTGCTACTGTGTGTTCTGTTAAGGCCTCTTCATCTGAACCTACTTCCTCATCTTCTTCATTGTAGTGAGGTAGGCTGGTCAGTGGTTGAACTTCATAATCTCTGAATCTCAGAGAAATTGATCCGTCAACTAGGTTTCTCGTATCTACGGATCGAGGCTGCATAGGCATAATTTCTGCCTGTGGTGGCTTAAGGACCCATTGTTGATTCCTTAAATGTTGCAGGTTGAACTTCTTTCCTGCAATTGCGCGTACCCCATGACTTGCTAGGTATTCAGTTGCGCCTTCAATTTGGTAGGCAAATGCAACATTGGGAGTATTGGATAACCTTCCTGTCATTGCCCTTGTTATCAATAGATTTGCCTCTCCATTCTGCCAGTTTTCATACCCTCGTGTAATAATGGAGATTTGAACATTTCTGGCAAAATCTCCAATAGTCATCATGGTGTCTGGTATGACATAAACAAGCTGGCTCCCTTTAGTTAAATCAATTTCCATTTGTGCGAAAATTGATTGTTCTCCTGTCCATCTGTTGTCGCGGAAAACAATTAGAGCCATCGTTCCTTCTTCTTGTCGGTGTAGAATTTGAATTCTTACTTGAAGAATCCCGACATGGATGAAGGCAAATCCTGCCCTCTGTAATTCAGCTAGACTTTCTGGTTGAATAAAAGTCCTGTCAACCTGAGTCCCTTCTGTACATAGAATAGACTCTTCGGATCTATGAGTATAGACACGATGATTTACAGTATCCCTCCTGGATCTGTAAAGGACCTCTGCTGGTACTAATCGTGCTCTTTCTTGCATAGATAACCTCAAAGTGGCTTGAGGATCTATTTCTTGTTCAAGTGTATCTTGATACCGTCCGCCTGGAACATGAGAAGAAGATCCTAAAGATAGAGATCTCCTTAATCTCCTGGCCCTTCTACGAAGATTAAACGCTCTTCGTTGTCCTCTTCTGTAGCTTCTGATTTGATCCTCAAACATGGGTTGGTTGCTACGTTCAGGATCTATTGTTGTTGTAGAAGTGACACTAGGCATCTGAGGCGGTTGCCTTCCCCTTTGACTCATCTTTCTTCTTCGGGATAGGACTTAGTTTTGCTTTTTCTTCAGCTAAGATTCGATAAGGATCTCTGAAACCATACAAGGTTCCCTGTCCTTCTCGTCCTCTGGTAGTTTTCTGGCTGCTTCCTGCGTCTTGAATAGTAAGCTTTTGAAGCTTTTCTATTAGATCTTCAGGAATTGTACCTGAACTTTCTTGTTTCTTGCTTTGCTTCTGGATTGCTAGCAGATCTTCAAGTTTCTCTGCTATTTCTGCTAATAGCAAAATCTGAACGTTGTTTTGCTTGACAATCGTTCTGACACCGTTGACTGCAGTGATTCCTGTTGTAGTTGTGATCCCAACTGCTGGTGGATCAACTCTCTCAGCTGCTTGAATAGCTCTTTGGTAGGATGAGCTATCAGTCATTGACCTATCACTAGGCCGAGTTGATTAAGAAGATGCTCAACCTTTGCTAGTTTAGCTTCAAGCTCTTGTGTTAGTTTGAGAGCTTGTTCCTCAACGATTTTGGGTTGTTGAGTGATTTCTTGAACTAACTTTTTGACAGTTTCTTCTGTGAGGGGTTTGTTTTCTCTCAAGTGTTTGTTTACTCTCTTTAAACTACTCTCAATGACTTCTACTTGTCTTCCTAACTCCAAGACTGACTCGTGAAGCTGTTTTAGGTTTTTAATGATAACTCTGTTGCCAAGACTGACTCTATCAAAGATTACAGCAAGGTTATGGGCTAACTGGTTGTTTGATACTTTAGAAGAACTTGCTAGATCTAGGTACTCTAAGTTAGCTGTATGTGATTTCTCATACCATTCTTGAATACTCTTTTCCCATTTAGCAGACATATCATATTAATTCCTTTCTGATACAGAGAGATCAGCCCCGGGCCGCAGTCTGTAGAGCATAATAGAATTAATACAATTGGACTAGTCTCATAGTATCCCTTTTCCCTCTCCTTAGGTACTTGACGGGTCTCTCCTTTTGACTATCCAACTGACATGATCAATGAATAGGAAAGAGTAAGGCTTAAGAAAAACACTCATACAAAACTAACTCTTTTCCCTAAATCTAGACAAGATGAACTTTAGCCAGACATTATAACCAAGCTCTGATACCA